ACACTTGTCTAGACTTTATTGAGCAGTTTTCGTTTAAAGACTTTCAGTCGATTGCAGATGACTTGATCAACAATGGCTTAACCGAGGATTGGTTTATTCAATGTGTAAGCGATCCGATCAAGGCACGGGAAGCATACCCTCAACTCGCTAGAAAATCGCTGTATAGGGGTTCTTATGCAATCTGATAGCCCAACTCCTGATGATGTCATTACAGCGATCCTATTAGTGATATTTATACTAATCCTTTTATATTTCTAATAGTCCTTAAACCCTCTTAAACCCGCTTATGCGGGTTTTTTTATGCCTAGTAATACCTAAGCACCAAATTAAGCAAAAACGGCTAAAAACAGGGTTTTAACCCTTTTATAAGGGTTTTCTAGTGTTTATCAGGCTTTTAGGGGTTTTCTACTTTATATCTATATATCTATATAACTATGACTATTTAATAAAAATAATTTAATAAAAATCAATAATCAATAAAAAAAATAAAGTATTGATAATTCTATATTTAATAAAAATAATAATTTAATAAATATAATTTAATTACTATTATATTTAATATATAAAATTTATTATATAAATTAGTATACCTTTTTTTTTAAAAATCGGCAACGAAAAAATCTTGCATCGCAAATTCTATACGCGCGTGCGCGGGGGTAATGAGGCGAGGCCTTTCTCAGCTGCAATTGCTCCTGAACTAACATGGCAGCCAAGGGGATCAACCGACCGATAACCCTTTTGGTGATTGACCCAAAGACCCATGACCCCAACGAATTATGACCCCATGATACGATGACTTGCATATACTTTTTACATGGTGTATAGTTTGTATCGTAGTATCCTATTAACCTAACTTGGAGAATCACATGATCTTTAAAGCACACTTCTATGTAACCGATACGGAGTCTTTAGTCGGTCTACTAGACACCATCAAAGCCCAAGTATTAGCCGGTCAACAAGGCGAATACACCGAGCAGTACCCCTTTTATTCCGGTGATTGGGTGATCAATCCATCAGGCAAATTGCGTTACTCGCAAGAAGAACTTGATGACCTTTCCACCATTCCGTTTGGGAGATAAGCATGGGCAGACCAACAAAACAAGAAGTTGAGATGGATCGTTTGAAGACAATTATTGCTAGGCAAGACGATTCTGTCGAACAAGCCAGAGATGAATTGCAAGACTTGCGAGATAAGGTTGAGTTTTATCGCAAGCAAATCAATCACTTTGTGGCTCTCATTAACATTCTTACTAAGGGGTTCTAATGGCTAACGATCGTAATGATTTTGCGCCAGAGGTGCGTAACTCCGCTTGGTGGAGTGGTGACTCGCGCATGGCTGCTAATGGTAGAGCCGTTGATGTCATTTTGACCAAGCAAGGTAAACGAGAAGCACCTGATCTATCGGGTGTTGAGGCGGTACAAATGGGTCATGTAATGCAACCCGTGATTGGTCGCCTCTTTCAAGACAAGCATAAGATGGAGATTAAGGAGGCTGATTATGCCCTTACCCACCCCAGTGAGTCTTGGTTTCGCTCTCATTTTGATTTCATTAGTGCAGATGGTCGTGTGCTTGTTGAAGCTAAAAACTACAATGCGGGAGTTCGCAATAAGTTTGATGCCGACAGTCATCGGATTCCTGATGCTGACTATGCCCAATTGGTACATGAGTGCGCTTGTCATGGCATTGATCGGATATTTTTGGCTGTGCTTTTTGGAGGTCAGGAGTTTGTCACCATGGAGTTCACCATTGGTCAGGCGCAAAAAGATGAGTTGGTGCAGAAGATGGCCACCTTTTGGGCGCATTGCCAGACCGATACGCTCCCACCTGCAGAAACGATTGAGCAAACTAAAATCATGTATCCGCAGAGCATGGCGGGCACGATCATGGCGACTCAGCAACTCGAGGTGGCGGTCAATGATTTACGCTCAATTAAAGCGCAAATTAAAGAGCTGGAAACGCTAGAAGAAACGCTTGAAGTTGCGGTGCGTAATGCCTTGCAAGACAAAGAGGAGCTCATTAATGTCGCTGGTGAAACCCTAGTGACTTGGCGCACCAGTAAGCCGTCTAAGCGCTTTTCTAATGATTTATTCAAACAGGCGATGCCCGACATTTACGAGAAGTTTGTGATCGAGCAACCAGGATCGAGGAGGTTCTTAGTCAAATGAATAACATTGATTTAGCAGTATGGGTGATGGCAGCCACTTCTGTCATCGACTTAGTCCTAACTTTAACGGAGATATTTACATGAGCAATTTAGTTACTTTTCAAGACATGGATCAAATGGCAGGTGCAATTGCTGCCTCAGGTTTATTTGGTATGAAAGACAAAAATAGTGTGTTGGCATTGATGGCAGTAGCCCAAGCGGAAGGCTTACACCCCGCTACGGCCGCCAGAGATTTCCACATCATTCAGGGCAGACCCGCATTGAAAGCCGATGCGATGCTGGCTCGTTTTCAAAATGCAGGCGGTAAAGTGGATTGGAAGGATTACACCGATGAAAAAGTTACAGGCTTATTTAGTCACCCCAACGGTGGAGAGCTTGCCGTTACCTGGACAATTGAACAAGCAACCAAAATCGGACTTGTCAAACCCGGTTCGGGCTGGCAGAAGTTCCCAAGAGCCATGCTCAGATCCCGATGCATTTCAGAGGGTATACGAAGCGTCTTTCCAGGCTCAGTTACAGGGTTCTACTCTCCTGAAGAAGTGGCAGACTTTGAACCAAGTCCAAATGCAAAAACGATCACTATGGAGGAAAAGAAACCTGAAGCCATCACCATAGATGTCGATGGTGTGATTGGCGGAATGAAGGTCGAATCCCTACCGCTATTCATACCGGGCAATGATGAGCCGTATGCCACCTTTTTGAACATCGAGGATTGGCAAGATGGCTTTATGGAGTTGTCCAATAAGATTTACAACTCGAGTAAGTATGACGATAAAGAAAAGCTGGAAAAGCATAATGCCTTGCGAGATGCCAACCAGAAGTTTATGAAGTCGTGGAATGGCACACAAATTGCCAAATTTTCAACCAAAGTAGCACAAATGAGGAGCAAGTAATGGCAACAGGACATATTGAACGCATGGGTAGCGGAGTGCTTTACACCAATGAAAAACGCAGTAGTGATAAAGCCCCGCAATTTAAGGGTCATATCATGATTTCGCAAGATTACAAGGCGGGCGACAAAATCAAGATTTCGGCTTGGTTATACAACACCCCCAAAGGTCAGTTGGTCAGCCTATCTGAGGACACTTGGAAGCCGGATGGGGCGCAATCTTACCCCAGAGAGGTCAACGCACTCAAAGATGACGAAGTACCGTTTTGATCAAGTTAAACCTACCTTACCCGCCATCCATTAATAATTATTGGATTGCCAGTGGGCATCGTAGGTTTATCAGCAAACGGGGGCAGTTGTTTCGCCAAGAAGTCATTGTTGCGTGTTTACAAGGGAGAGTACCAAAATTGGGTTCACAGTCGCTCATGGTTCATATTATTTTGCAACCTCGAAATAAGAAGTTGATGGACATTGATAATTGCGCCAAAGCCATTTTGGATAGCTTAGAACACGCTGCCATTTTTGATTCCGATGTCCAGGTGCAAAAGCTTGTAATTGAGCGTGGCGAGTCGATTAAAGGCGGTGGCTGCCAAGTCATGATTGAAGTATTACCCCCTGCAGCTCAAGGCAGAATCCGCGAGGATAGTTAGGTAAGGTGCGCCAGCCATCTTTTTGAGCAGCTGGCACTACTGGGGAAACGATATGTGGTTTAGGAAAAAAGTAACTTACGAAATTGTGCGGTTTTTACCGAATGGCAAAATGTTGATTAAGGTCATACCCGATCATTTATGAAATACGCAAGCAAAACCGATTTGATTGAGTTTGAGAAAACCATCAGCCAGCATTGGGAAGCAGGGAATTTGCCCTATTTGATCCATCTATCAGGTGGTAATGAGGACTTTTTAATTGATTTGTTTGAAAACGACATTAAAGAGGGCGATTGGATCTTTTCAACCCACCGCAACCATCACCATGCCTTGTTAGCCGGTATTCCTGCTAAAGACCTGGAGCAACTCATTTTGGCGGGTAAATCCATGTTTGTGTATAGCCAAGAGCGCAACTTCTTTACCTCGTCTGTTTTGGCGGGCACTTGCGCAATTGCTGCAGGGGTGGCTTATGCCCTAAAAGAATCTGGTAGTGAGAAATGGGTGTGGTGCTTTGTAGGCGATGGCGCTGAGGAACAGGGTCATTTTTACGAAGCAATCATGTTTGTGAAAGGTCATGATTTGCCATGTATGTTTGTGATTGAGGATAACAACCGTAGCGTGGACTCCACGATTGAGGAGCGCTTACCAACCAAGTTTCGTTTTGAAATGCCCTCTTGCGTCATGCGTAATGAATACATTGCGACTTACCCCCATGCAGGCAATGGCACGAAAAAACACATTATTTTTAAAGACAAAAAATGATCGGCAACAGCGGCCATAGTTATCAAGAACGGATAAAAACCATCAAAAATGATGGCGAATATCTGTTTGAGAAATTTTGCATGGAAAATGCTTGCCGCTTTGATCGCATTGGTTTTGATGAGTACCAGCGCAATGTGCCTAATTATTGGCGCTTAAGTGATCCATTACGCAATTTGCCCGATTATGTGATTAACACCCATGACGACAAGACTTTTGTGGTGTGCGTCAAAGGCACAGATAAGTTAAAGCGCAATGAATACACGCTTTTACCCTTACTGCAAGACTTATTTGGCTCAGAAGAAGCGCCATTGATGTACGCATTTTGTTTTAAAGAAAACGACCGACCGATCTGGAAAAACCCCGATCAGATTATTGATTTGTACCGAGATGCCCACGATGAAATGTGGCATGACGGTGTGATTTACCGCAACTTAAAACTAAGGATAGAACATGACAGCTCAGGTCTTGCAAATGCCCAATTTATATAAAGACGCATTAATTGAGGAAAACACTCGTTTGGGTGATGACCCCAAAGTGCGCTTTATTGGCTATGGCCTCAAAAAAGGTCGGGCATTGGGTACGCTCAAACATGTGGCAGACGAGCAGATTGTGGAGATGCCCGTAGCGGAGAACCTAATGATCGGCTGCGCTATTGGCATGTCTTTAAAAGGACTTTATCCCGTTGTTTTTATTGAACGCATGGATTTTGTGCTCAATGGCTTAGATGCCATGGTCAACCATTTAGACAAAGCCAAATTGCTTTCAGGAAGTGAATTTAGTCCTGGAGTGATTATTCGCATTATTGTTGGCAATAAAAATAAACCGCTTTATACCGGACCAACCCATGTGCAAGACTTCACCGAGTCCTTGCGCAAAATGGTTCATTTTCCGGTGTTGTGCCTAAAAGAGCTCGATGAAGTAAGGGCTTTTTATCGTTTGGCTCACCAGCATGTTAAAACTGGCTATTCCACAATTTTGGTTGAATATAAAGATTTAATATGAAACACAACAAATACAGCGATTACAAGATTTTTAACCGCCCAGATAAGCTTAAATCGTTCGTAGAGGGCGAAATAACCGCGCCCTTGTATGTCAGGGTCAAACCGATCAATTTGTGCAACCATGGCTGTTTTTTCTGTGCCTACAGCACTGGCTTTCGGGTCAAGGATGGGGGCGAAGAAGAACACATCATGAGCGGTATGCATGAAAACATGCAAGAAAAAGATGTCATTCCGTTTCCTAAAATGCGTGAACTTTTACACAATTTTTGGGAAATGGGGGTCAAAGCCGTAACCTATTCGGGTGGGGGTGAACCACTCATGTACCCAGAAATCGTTAAAACGATGCAGGAAACGCTTGATTATGGGATTGACCTCTCGATCATCACCAATGGTCAAAACCTTGCCAAAGAGCGCGCAGAGGTGTTATCCAACGCAAAATGGGTGCGGGTATCCATGGATTACACCAATGGGTCTGAAATGAAGCGTTTTCGCAATGTGCCTGAAAAGAGCTTTGATAGCGTAATTGCCAATATGGCTAACTTTGCCAAAATCAAAAGTGCGGTAACTGATCTTGGAGTGAACTTTATTGTGCACCGCAACAATTACAAAAATCTTGGGGGGTTGGCACGCTTATTAAAAGAGAGCGGAGTCGAAAATGTGCGCTTTAGTCCCATGTATGTGCCTGACTTCTATTCGTACCACGCA